GCCAAGCCCCTGACCGGGGCCGGTGTTAGCGGGCCCGTTGTGCCGGGCTCCAGCACTCTGGTTGCTCTTGGCGATCCTGGAGCATTCGGCCCCAATGCAGTCGGATTCGCTGGCGGCATCTTCGTCGGGCTGAATTACCAGTTTCCGGGAGCATTTGTGATCGGCACAGAGATCGGCGGCGATCTGTCGAGCCTCAATTCGAGTGGTTCGGCAGTTGCACCGGTTTCGACCGTTACGGGCGGAATCGTCACACCGACTGGCGCCGGTGTAAATGTGGCGTCAGTTGTCAGCAAGCCGTGGGACGCCTACTGGATTGGCAAGCTCGGATTCACCGCTGGACCACGGCGTGAGTTTCTGTTTTATGGATTCGGCGGTCTGGCACTGGCCGAGATCAAGAACGATACGACAGGAACGGTTACGACAACTGGCGCCCCGCTCGTTGACCTGAAGGCTTCGGCCGACAACATTCATACCGGCTGGACCGTAGGTGCCGGCGTCGATTGGAAGCCGATTGGCGACCATTTCGCAGTCGGGCTCCGCTACCGGTATTCGAACTACGGAACGCACGGCGTCGTGCTCCAGGATCCGACACTGGCCGCTGCCAGCTTTCGCTCCGATCAGCACGCGGCCGACAACTCGTTCATGGTAAGGGCCGCTCTTTTCTTGAATTGACGAGGTCGTGAATGAGCGATGTGGCATCCCAACTTGATGCTGCACTGAAAGCCTTAGAGATCGCAGCCGTCGTAGGCTCGGCGGCTGCGGTTCTTTTTAAGGTTGGTCGTATGACGGAGCGGTTCGAGTTCATCGGCCGGCAGCAGGCGGCCGAAATATCCGAGATCAAGAAAAGCGTCGGCAGCTTGATTGCACTGAACACGAGCGTCGCCGTGACGACATCGCGCCAAGATCAGCAGGCAGAACGCATGAACGGTATGGACCGGCGTTTTGATACGATCGAGCGTACCCTAGACGGCTTTCGGCGTGGGGAAGGGATAATCCGTCCAGGCACTTGACTATACTGATTTGATGTTGCACTTTAAGCACACCGACTGGCACCCGTAAGGCGCCGATCGACTTGCACCCGTAAGGTGACTGTGAAGGAACTCCTAACATGGCGCGCGAACCAGTTGTTCAGGACCTGGAGCCTGATAATGAAGAAATCGAAGGCGAAATCGAAGGTCAAACCGATGATGCCGAAGAGTTCGGGGAAGGCACCGGACTCGAAACCGAAGACACCGCCCTCGACCTTGGCGAGGAACAAGAGGCTGGGGACAGCGAAGATGTAGCGCCTCTTCAGACGCGGGGCTCGAACCGGTTTCAGCGTCTGGCGAACGAGAACAGGGCACTTCAGCAGCGATTGTCGGATCTGGAGCGGCGCGGAACACCGCAGCCGCAGATTCAGCAGCCGCAAGAGGAAAGCGAGGAACAGTTCCAAGGACGCATTTCGCTTCTTCCGCCGGATGAGCGCATTGCGGCGCGTTACGAGCGCGCAGAGCGACGCAATCAGGTGCAGATGCACGCCTTGCGCTTGCAGACGAGCGATATGACGGACAAAGTTGCGTTCGATGCCAAGGCCACGATCGACCCGCGCTACCAGCGTTATGCGGCAGCAGTCGAGGCCAAGCGGCAGGAACTGATGGCGCAAGGCCAGATGGTGCCCCGCGAGGTGTTGTTGAAATTCCTGATCGGCGAAAAGGTACTCGCCAATCAAGGGTCCAAAGAGGTGAAAAAACAGCGGGCACAAAGCCAGCAGCGAGTGGCGCGCCAGCAGGTTCGGCCGACAGGCGGCCGCAGCGATGTGGCCAATGCCGGGCGCCGCCCGGCGAACGAAGCGGCAGCGCGGGCGAAGCGGCTGGAGAGTATGGAAATATGAGGGGCGCCGCGGTCGCGCCCGTTTTGGAGGTGTGATCGATGGCTACCAACATTGCTGGCGCGTTTGCTGCCGATATCGAAGGCTATCTTGCCGACGAAACGCTCCCCCTGGCCCGTCGCCAGCTTGTGGTCTACCAGTTCGGCGATCCGTTGACGCTTCCCAAAGGCCGCGGTACGGCCTACACGGCTACTCGTTACAACCGCGTGCCGCTGCCCTACGCGCCGTTGTCCGAAGGCGTTGCGCCGGTCGGACAACAGATGACCATTTCCCAGGTTTCTGCGACAGCCCAGCAGTGGGGTGACAAGATCACCATCACGGACGTGGGCGAATTGACCATCAAGCACCCGTTGTTTGTCAAGGCCAAGGAGATTCTTGGCCTTCAGATTGCCGAAACCCTCGAACGCAACACCTTCAATAACCTACTGGCCGGGCCGCAGGTCAATTACGTCAACTCGCGTGGCGCGCGTGCTTCGCTTCTTGCTGGTGACGTGCTCAATCCCCACGAAATCACCCGTGCGACTGCCATTCTCGAAACGCTTGGGGCACCGCGTTACAACGGTGACGAGATGACGGATACACGTCTCGACGCCAATGCGGGCGGTCAGCGAGCATCGGACAATCCGCGCGGCATGCCGCATTATACAGCGGTCCTCCACACCCTTACGGTGGCGGACATGCGCGAGAATCCGACCATTAACCAAGCGTGGACGTTCTCGGATCTCAACCGGCTCTATAATTATGAGCTTGGCGAATGGGGTGGCATCCGATTCTGTCGTTCGAACCTCGTTCCGACGTTCACCGGGGTGGCGCAAATTACCGGTACGCCGGGGACGGCTGGCAGCCTTGCGACCAACGCCAACTATTTCATTCAGGTGACGGCGTCGGATACGCAGAACCAGTACGAGAGCCGCATCTATCAGGTATCGGGTGCGTTGTCGGTGACTGGCCCCAACGGCTCGATTTCGGTGGTTCTGCCGGCGTTGCCCAATTTCACCTTCAATGTTTACATCAACGCCGGCTCGTCTTCGGTGTTTAATCTCGGGGTTTGTGCTGCCGGACCAGCAGTCGGGCCCTATGCCGGCATGGCAACGCAGCTTGCACCAGGTCAGACGGTCGTCATTACAGGCGTCGGTGCCCCGCAGGTGCCGCCAGCGGCGCCGGCAACGGGCGTTACGGTCTATCCCTGCTTCATCTTCGGTCGCGGCGCTTACGGGCAGGTAATTTTGGACAACGTGCGGTTTACTTATCTGAAGGACGCCGACAAGTCTGACCCGCTCAACCAGTTGCGCGTGGTTGGCTGGAAGGCGTTTTATGGGACGCTTTTGGAAAACGTGCAATTCTTCATGCGGGTTGAAAGCACGTCGGCCTTCAGCGTGACCTTCGGTTAATCCGGGAAGGTCGATGGGGGAGGTCTTCGGACCTCCCCCTGAACAGGAGCAGAATATGCCTTACGCACTAAAATATCAGGCCGAACTTGTTTTTGTCGGTCCAGGTTCCGGTCCCATGGCGGCGCTGGCGGCACCGCCCCTCCCCGGTTCGGGTGGAGGGACGGGGCAAATTCTCATTCTCAACAACAACTCGGCGGTGCTGCCAGTTGTGAACGGTGCCGGGACGGGCAATACGCTCAATTCGACCGACATCACCAACCTGACCAATGCGATGGCGGCCGATATTGCGGCGCAACTCAACCTCGCGCCCAATCTGGCGAAAGCGCAAGGTTGGCCGACCGGGAATCCGTAAATGGCGACGGCAACGCTCGGCACAGCGGGAACGACAACGCTCACAGCGTTGTCGCAACCGGGATCTTATACCCGGCAGGACGGTACGGTGTTCTCCGTGACACAACTGGACGCCGATATTGCGACGATCCAACAAGCCATCAAGGACGACCAGAATCCGGCACAACCGATCAATTTTGCCATGGGCGGGTGGTCGCGTGCCGGGCAGTTGTTTGTTCCTAACCGGGGATGGCTGAAACTCTTGCCGGGCGACTATGTCGGCATCGACGCGACCGGCTGGCCGATCCTCGTTTCGGCGCGGGCTGCGGCTAGCGCATCATGGGTACATACATGACTATTCTTGAAAAAGGTACGCCTCCTGAGCACTTGGCGAAGGACCGCCGTCGCAGGATCGATATTGAGCGCCAGCGCGACGACCCGAGCACGTTTAACCTGCTTTCTCAGAAGGAGCGGGACGCGATTCGGGAAAAAGCCCGCCTGACGGTCCAGAACGAGATGAAGGACCGCGAGGAAAAGGCGCTGCTTGACCGTTATATTGATGAGGAACGCAAGGCCAGCGATCCCAAAGAGCAGTTGGTGCCGATCTTCCTGGAATTGGCCGGACATTCCGAGTATATCATGCTCGATGGGGTGCAGTATTTTCACCAGCGTCTGCACCACGTTACATCGTCGGTGTTCGCCGTTCTGGTCGAACAACAGGCGCGCGGGTGGGCGCACGAGGAAGAAACCGAGGTGCGCGATACCAAGACCCGCCGCCGGTTCCGTGCGCCGTCTTATGTGGGGGCACAGAATTTCATGGACAATCGCCGGCCGCGCGACCTTGAGGTCAGTTCCGGGCAACTGATGGGCGCGAATCCGGCTACGCTATTGGGGATTGGGCGATGACGGAAGCCAAGACCATGAAGGCAGACCCGGCACTCGGGTTTTCGTATCAGGTCGTGCTTGACAAGGACGCCCGGCGGACGATCGTGTTCCAAACACACGTAGCTAACGAGGCAAATCAGGCCGATATCGACGCGCTTCTTGACAAGATGGGCAAGGCGGCAGACCGGCAGATTGCGTGGTACGATCTTCAGCAGGCGCGGGAAGACCTGGAGGGTCAGCAGCGTGTAGCCAAGTCCTTGGTTATGCAGATGGAGACCATGGACCAGCTTGCGCAGGCGCGCTATGAGTCCAGCGATCGCAAAGGTCCTTGGGATCCGGAGAAGCTGCCGCCGGCCGAGAAGCAGGCCCGGCATAATCTCAGGGTCAGCCTGGAGCGGTATCGTGAAGGTATCGAGAAGGCACAGAACGCCATCGACCGGTGCACCCCTCTGGTGAAT